CCGTTCTGATTTTCGCTGGTGGAGAGGATGCCTTCGAAGTAGCGCAGCCACTGCTTTTTGAGAATGCGGGCGAGGGTGAGCGAGTATTGCTTGCCGCGATCTTCGATCACGATGATGCGGGGTTTCTTCAATTCGATTGCGGGCATGGTTCCTTCTTTCGCTGGGATTTGATAGGGATTTTGCCGAACGAGAGGGTTGAAGGAACCCTTTGGATCTTGAAGCTCCGCGCAGCCCATGCGGAGCTTCTGGCCGCGCCGGAGTCGTGGCGCGGATGTTGCAGAGTGGTGCAGGGTGGTGCACAGCGGTGCAGCGTGGTGCAAAAAAGAGGGCGCGGCCCACAGTTGACGCGCCCCGGAGCAAAGTTGATTAAGAAGACGGGGGCGCCAGGTACGATGCCACGGCGTTGGTGACCCCCAGGGTGATGGGAGGCACACCGGCCGCCTGGTAGTTGGTGGTTTCGTCGTTCTCCACCTGCCAGACCGTCATGTCGCCATCGAAGCCCAGCTTGGTGGTCTTCAGGTGCATCTGGGGGATGGAGATGTTGAGCTGCGCGGCCGCGCCGGAGTTGACGGTCAGGTTGTAATCGCTGGCCGTGTCGTTGGCGAAGAGCGTGTAGATGTCATCCGTGTCCTTGGCGGCGAAGGTCGTCGAGAGGGAGAACTTGGGGTTGCCCTTGCGGACGAAGATGCCATAGAGGCCGCCACCGGGAGCGCGATGCACCTGGAGCTGATTCTCCAGCTTGAGCGTGGTGCTCATGTGGCGGCCGATGAAGCTGGCAGGAGAGCCGACCGGGCCGAAGTTCAGCGCGGCATCCGAGCCCAGCAGGTACGTTTCCGTAGGCGCAACCGGAAGCGCCGTCAGCATCGAACCCAGAATCTGGATGCCCGTGCCCATCAGGTTCGCCTCGGCCATGATGGCGCCGAGCTCGCTGATGGTCAGCGTGATGTCGTTGAGGCACATATCCGGGCACTTGTAATGCACGTCCTCGGTGTCTTCGAGGTAGATCGTCGTGGGCACCGCGGTGCGGGTGCTCTCGTCGAAGGTGAAAGAGTGCGCATAGGGAGACGCCACGCCGGTCACCGTGTCCTGGCCCATCAGGAAGGCCAGCAGCCAGCCGGCCAGCCAGGGCGAAAGCTCAGCCTTGAGGCCGGTGAAGCCGGTGTCGTAGCTGGTGATCTGGCCGTTGGTGGCGAAAGCTGTCCCTTTGCCGGCATACGCGATGTCGGAGCGGCGGGTAATCTTCCGTTCCAGAACCGCCGCGCCGTCGAAACGCTGGCGCTGGGTGAGCGCCGCGTCCGCCAGCGCGGTATTCCAGGCCGCCTGGCTGTTGACGCTGAGCATCAGGTTTCGGGCGGTTTTCCACTGCGAAAGAAAATTGAACGGTCCCGACATTACTTCACCTCGTGCGTAGTTTCAGAAGCGGTTGGAGCGTCCGTGTGGCTGGCGGGCGCGGAGATGACGTGGGTGACCGGCGCGGCCGCTGCCGGAGTGGCCGGCGTGGCTGTAACGGGCGCGGCCGGTGCAATCTCGAAGACGGGCTGGCCCAGGTGCAGCTTGAGCGAGAGCACGCGCCGCCATTCGCTGGTAAGCACGCGCACCGGAGTCGAGCCCGTGAAGACGTAGCTGAAATGCCCGTTGGCAATGCGCACTGTCGCGCCCTGGCCAGCGTAGTTGAGGCCCGCGGCACTCAATTGCACCTGGACGAAATCGGAAGCTGCTGTGGTCATGATCCAAACCTCGCATTGGGGCCGTCGAATTGAGCGATGCCGTTGACCAGCACCGTGATGGCAAAGAGCTGGTCGACCGGCCCATCCTCGGTGATGACCGGCGAAACGCCTTTGAGAGTGAGCGGCAACGTACTGGAGCCGTCGGCCAGCGCCAGTCGCGCGCCGGCCAGCTGATTGAGCGTGGTCTCGACCAGCACCAGCGTCTTCAACCGCTCGTCGGCCTTCGAGCGCAGGCTCGACTCAAAGCACATCACCTCGAAAGGCAGACCGGCTTCGTAGGTGAGCCGCTGATTGTCGCGCAGATTGTTGAACTCCGCGCCGCCGAAGCGCACCCGGATGGACGGCGGCTTGAGCGCCAGCTGGCCCTGCGCGTTGAAATCCTTGTCGCCGATCGAGTCGATGTCCACCAGCACCGGAGCAGCCACGGTGCCGTAGGCCGCCGGCATCACGCTCTTGAGCAGCGCAATCAGCGCTTTCTCGACGTAAGAAATCTGGAACTGCGAGGGAGAGCCGCTCATTCCGCGCCTCCCAAGCCAGCCGCTGCCACGGCCTGGCGAATGAAGCGGTTGACCAGGCTCTGGATGCGGCCAGGATCTTCAGGCCGGAAGACCAGGTAGGGCCGCGCCGGAATGTTCTGGTGACGCGTGTGCCCGGCGACGTGGACGCGCATCTGATTGCGAGGACCGGCAATCGCGCGATTCACGATCTGGCGGCGTCCTCGCGCGTTGATGATGTTCTGGCGTCCAGTGCCCAGGCTGGCCGAAAGGCGGTCGTAGCTGTGTTCCTTGACGTTGGCCGTCGCATCCTGCATCGCCTGGGTGCGCGGGCCGACGCCAATGGAGCCGCGATCGCGCGAGCCAAACTGGTGGACGGCCGCGTACTTCAGATTGGTCCCGATCACCACGCTGCCCGGCTCGGCCTGGAAGCCGATGGAGTTGAGTAGATTGCCTTTGCCGATCAGCAGCTTGTGGCCCGCGCCGTACCGCTTGGGGTCGCTTCGGATGGTCGATGGCGCCAGCGGCATCCAGGAGCCGGCCGGAGAACCCCGCTCGCGGAAGGTGCGCCGCACGCTCAACAGCATGGACGCGCCAATATCGTTCATCAGCTCGCCATTCTGGGCCAGCGAGAGGCGGAACTTGCCCAGCGCGATCTTCACATTGGCATCGTCGATCTGGATGACTTCCGCGCCCATTAAACGTACCCCTCGATGTGGCGATCGCTGTAACGCAAATGCCCGTCCTTGTTCGAGATCGTCGGTCCGCCCAGCGAAACCTGCGGCTGGAGAGAGGTGGACGGCTGGTCGAGCGAGGCCTTGGCGGCCGCGATGTCCTTCAGAAACGAGATGGCCTGGTCGAAGCGCTGCTGCGCCGTCTCGCCGATGGTGGTCTCGCGCCGCCGGCTGAAGAGCAGGTAAACGGCGATGTCGAGCGTCAGCGCCTTCACGTCATCCGATTGCTGCAGTGGGGTGACGTAACGCTGGCGGCAGTAGCTTTCCACGCGGCCCGACGCCTCTTCGAGCGCCGCCGTGACAATCGCGGCATTGATCGTGCCGGTATTGTCATCGTCAGTGAGCTCGGTCAGGTCCTTCGTCGTCAGGCGAAGAGGGACCAGGTCGGCTTGGGTCGCGTAGGCCATGGTTATTCGCCATCCACCGCGGGTTCAATCAATCCGCGCTTGAGCAGTCCCGCGGCGCTGTGCTCGGAAAAAGGAGCTTTGGATCCGCGGATGTAAATGCAGTGATCGAAAATGAAGCCCGCGAGGATGCGATAGCTGGCAGTCCCGGCCGGAGAGTCTTCTTCAATTGCTTTTTTCTTGGATGCCATGATCCAACTCCGAATAGAGGTTGGGAGCGGGCGCGCCTGGTTGGACGCACCCGCTGGGGTTTACGGTGCTACTCAGCCCTCGATGTCGCCGGGGATCGTGCCCATGACAGGAGCGACGCTCAGCGCGTTGAGCAGGGGAATGCCCGTCTCCGAGGCCGTCGCGCGGATATCGTAGTACCAATCCACCGACTGCCAGTACTTCTTTTCGGACAGGTGAGGCTCGATCCATTCCAGAACGCCGTAGCCGTCCACGGTCGAGGGAGGCGCGGCAATGGTGGCGCCGTTCCCGTCCGTTCCGCCGGTCCAGACGAAGGTCTTGGCGCAGGAAACATCGTCCTGAGTGGGCGCGGCCTGCGCGTAGCCCAGGAAGGCGTTGCTGCCCCAGACCCAGGAAGCCGCATTCTGCCGGTTGAGCAGGATGGCGCTGCCCTGGATGCACTTGACGCGGAAAACCTGCGAGAGCTGATCGAGAGAGATCGAGCCAGGGCTGGTGTACTTGAAGCGATTGATGATGTCCGGATGATTCTGCAAGGCGACCACCACCGGATCGCTCAGGAGCAGGCCCATGTCGGCATCCTGCACGCCCGCCTGGCGAAGGATGGCCTTGGCCGCCTCGATCTGCACGATGGGGTGAGAGCCGTCCGTCCCGGCGCCAGGCACAGCGGGATACTTGTCCCACTGGTTATTGGTTCCGGCGCTGAGATCGATGAAGTTGGGAAAGTTCAACTCGCTCAACAGCAGCTTGGAGATCGCCACTTCGCGGTCGAGGTTGATCTGCGAGATGATCTGCTTGGTGAGCTGCTTGCGCGTCGAGAAGCCCAGGCCCAGGCCGTAGCTCTCGCTTTCGAAGGGGACGTCGCCTTCCAGCGCGTGAGAGGTCGCCATGTACGGCGCCGTCGAATAGCTGCGGCGCACAGACTGCGGCCTGCCGCCGGGGGCGCGCAACGTGCTGCCCGGCAGTTTGAAATCGTCGCGATTCCAGACGACATACTGAAATGCCTGCCTGACCACGGGCACGCGCGGAGCAAAGATGTCGCCCACCAACGCATTGTTGCGGAACTCCTTGGCGAAGTTCGCCAACGCCACATTCAGAGCCCCGGCCGGCATGGTTCCAACGTAACCGCCCATTTACTTCCTCCAGCCGCGCTTGCGGCAGTTCGTGCTTGAATTGCGCCGCCGGGCGCTCGACCATCAGCCGAGCGCCCGGCGGGAAAGGTTAAACCTCGCTGACCGCCGCGCCGCCCACCAGGCTGCGCACCACCCAGATGCCGCCTACCGCCTCCAGTTCCACGCAGTCGCCGATCGCCGCAAAGGTCACGGTGTCACCGGCTCCATTGATGGAATTTGCCACCTTGACGCCGCCAGCGGTTTTCACCGAGATGGTATGCGCGTGGGCCGTCTCGGCGACGATGAAGAGCCGGGTGCCGTCCTGCGCGTTCGCCGCGGCGGGCGGAAGCAGGGTCATGGCCAGCGCTGCAGCGCTGCCGATGCCATAGGTGCCACCCACAACGGGGATTGCTCCGGCGCCGGTGAGATGCGTGACGGCATCGCTGGCGGGAAGCGCGAAAGCGCCCAGCCCGACGACGAAGACGCAGATGTAATCCCCGGCCGTCGAAGTCCCTTCGAGGGCGACGGCTATGACCGGCTGACCGGCGGTAGCGGGCACAAGCTGCCCGGCGGCGTTGTTGGTCAAGGGCTGCAAAGCTGTGACCGCTCCGCCTACCTGAGCCACCGTCTGGCCGAATTCGATTACGCTGATAGCCTCGGTAGTGGCGACCGCGTCTTCCGCGATGAGGCCCACGCAGGCGCTGGCCGGCGTGGTATTCAGCAAAGCGTGATAGGGATCGGTCCCATAGGTCACGGCCAGGCCGCGCGCGTAGCCCGAAGAGCCGGAGGGGATGAGGCTTTCCTCGATGTTTACGCCCTTCGGACCCTTGCTTTCAGTGTTGATGTTCGCCATGTGCCCTCCTCGGGGCTGTCAAAGTCTGAGGTTTGGTGCGCACCGGCCGCGGTACTTCGCTGGTCCGGCGCGCCCACTCGTTAAAATGCAGTAACGCGATTACGCTTAGATCGAGCCAGCGGTGGTTCTGCCGGCAACGGCCAGCTCCGGCTGCTCCGCCGCGACTTCGTCCAGCGCCTCGCTGAAGGTGATCTTCTTTTCCTTCTGCCGAACGCGGGCCGCATCGGTCAGCGGATCGCCGCTGCTGTTGCCGCCGCGAGCATGAGCCGCGGCTTCAAAGACGCGCCCCGACGGGACGATCTTCGGCAAGCCTTCCAGGAAGAGCACCAGGGTTTCCAGCGGCGTGACGCTCTTTTTCGCGTCGCCCTCGCCAAACTCCACGGTCGCGGTGGACTTGGCCAGCTCGTCGAAGACCAGGCCGAGGCCCATCTTGTCGAAGGCCGGGAGCCACTTGCCCGCCGTCTTGAGCCGGGCGGCCGCTTCCACAGCGCGCTGCTTCACTTCGCCGCCGGCGATGAGCTTCTCGCGTTCGGTAAACTTCGCGGTCTGCGTGGCCAGCTCCGATTGCAAAGCGATAACCTTCGCGTCGAAGGCCTTTGCCGCGTTGGCCAGGGCTTCTCCGGTGATACTCTTCAGATCGTCCTCGCTGAAGGTCTTCGGCTGAACGTTCGAGCCGAAAGCCTCCGCAAAGAAGGCTTTGATCTGCTCGGCTACGGTTTTCGTTTCTCCTGCCACTGGTTCATCCTCCCCGAAGTCCACCTCAATGAACTCCAGCCCGTGATCGTCGAATGCGACGTCCTGCAAACCCTTCACCTCGGGCGGCGCCGCGCCCAGATAGGCGACGTGGCGCAGACTGGTGATCTGGCCGGATGCGTCCTGGTAGAACGCGGCCGACCGCTTCTTGTAGCGCCCCGCCTTGCGCGCCTCATGGAATTGCGGGTCAACTTGTTTTTCTTTGGCCAGCAGCGTATCGCCGTCCACCGCCAGGCGCTCGATCCAGCCGAAGGCCGGTTTGTCGTTGCTGGGATGGCCGATGGTGACTGGGGCCTCGTGATAAGTGGGATCGTAGTTGCGCACCACGCGATCGAGATCGGCGCGGGTAATCAGCCCCTTGCCCTTGTCGCGGTAATCGCCCGCGCGGAAGACTTCAATCCACGGCGAAGCGGCCTCGGCGAAGGTCTGAGGGAGGTGATTCTTCACAAAATCCGTAGTGTCGAGATTCTCTTCTTTGGCCTTGGCCGCGATCTTGCGCGCTGTCGGCCCTTTGGCGCTCGATGGCAGATCGGTGTGGGCGAACATGTCCAGCGCGGAATTGACGTGCTGGTGCGTGTCCAGCGGCAGATGCCAGGACTCGATATTCTTGGGGTCTCCCACGTAGGCAAATTGATCCGCCGTCAGCGGCTTGCCGTCTACTGTCTTCGTGAGTGCATTGGCCATGCACCCAACTTACAAGGAGACTAAGCCACTCGGAGAGAGAGAAGAAACAGCCGCGATAACTGCGATACTTACTAAGATGTAAGTGTGTGGAAGCCGGGCTGAGGCACTCCAAGACGGGCCAGAAGCGGCAGCCGTTCCAGTCCGCCTTCATCGCTTCCTGGTGGCGCGTCCTCAGGCAATACCGGAATCACGGCACACCGGCAATTGTAACCGCTGGGGGGATAAATCTTCATCCACACCGGATCGATAGCTCGCGCGCAGAAGCCATCCAGCGCCGCGTGCGCCGGCCGGACGCGCAGGTCGCCAGCCGTCCAGTACTGCCAGAAGGGCAGGGCATCCATCAGGCCGGGCTCGCGCATCTGCTCCAGGCGCCCAGCCGAATAGGCTTTCCCCACGTTGGTCTGGAAAACGGTATCCAGCTCGAAGGCCGCCAGCTGCTGCACCCCGGCTTCAGAGGTCAATTCATCTACGGAGCTTCGGAAATCGGCCGGGGTGCCACCCTTGGCCAGCGTGTCGGAGAGCACGTCGCGGATCTTCGCGATCAACCGCTGGTCGCTGACACCCGCCACCGTGAAAGCATCTTGCCGGTACTGCCGGGTGAGCCCGTCGAAGACATCCCGCGTCACCGGCGTCAGATTGCGCAAATAGCTGATAGCGCCTTCGGCCGGCACATCGAAGCTGAATCCCGCGTTGAAGGTATCGCCCTGGGCGTCGTCCTCCGCGAAGCGCACCAGCCGCGAGCTGGTGGCCAGGCGCACCGGGCGCCGCGCCTTTTTCAGGCCCACTCCGACGATGTGCAGCCGTCCCATCAGGTTGGCTGCGGCCAGATGATTCGCCAGCAGATCGCCCAGGCGCGTCTGCACCGCGTGATCGCGCGGCGTCGAATGGAAGCGGACAGCCACTCTACTGGCCACCGTCCGGCCTGGTTACCGCCGCGATCTCCCGCACACGCTCTTTGAAGAGGCCTTCCGCCTCCGTTTGCAACTGCCCAAAGAGCTTGTCGTACTGCGCCATCTCCGCGCGCATGGCGGTCTCGACCTGTGGTTCGGAGAAGGTCGTGGTGGAGCGATCCGTAAGGGCGACGGAAGGCGCGGTCGCGTTGGGCACCATCTCCTGATCTTCCGTCTCGCCCGGAGTCAACGGCCGGTCATAGCGATCTGAAACGTAGCCAACCGTGAATTTCTTGCCCATGCGCTGCAAGCCGGAGTCAATCGTCAGCGCGAGTTGGAGATCCTCAGCCTCTTCCAGGTCAAATCCCCAGAACGGCATCGGCGCCTGAGGCCCGTAGTTCCAGAGCACAAGGGGCTTCACGAGCTGCTGGTTGATGACGGACTGCAAGCTGCGGCAGAGCTCGACGGAGCGTTTGTCCAGCGTATCGGCGTGGGTCTGGCCCTGGGCTCTTGATCCGCCGCCGCCTTCATTCCCGAAGCTTGTCAGCGTCTCGCCCATGGTTCTCCTGGCGATGGAGTACTGCATCGCCTGGTAGAAGTGCTCGTAGACCTCCGGATTCTGACTGCGCGCGATCTTGAGAAGCTCCTGGTCGTACTCGAAGCCTTTGGGCACCGCGACGGCCACGTTGTCGATGATGGCCTGGGCGATGTTCACCGCCTGCTGGCGCTCGGAGGCATTGTCCGGGTCGTTGTAGTGCACTACGGCCGTGCCTGGCCCCTTCTCGGCGTACTGCATCCAAAGGCGCTGGATGTTGCGCTTGAACCAGCTCGGCCAGAAGACAGCCTTGAGCAGCGGCCGTCCCATCCGGTTGCGGCTGCGCTTGCGATAGCTGAAGATCAAGAACTTCTGCTCGGGAACAAGCTGGCCTGTCGAGGCCCAGGGATTGTCGAGCAGTTGCAGCGGCCCGACTTGCGGATAGAAGCGGTCGCCAAAGAGGAAAAGCTCCTGGGGGCAATCGCTGATGTCCACGAGCGATGCCTGCCCCATCGAGGTATCGAAGATCATCTCCTGCACGCTGAAGCCGTAGCCGGGCGCGTCGAGCACGCAATCCAGCACCGCGTGGAAGTCCAGCTTGCCCAGCTCCCCCTCGACGAACTCCTTCACTTCCTGGGCCAGAGGCGATTCATCGCGCGGCGCGGGGTAAACGCTGCGGTCGCGCTCCAGCACCGAGAGCTTGAGCGTGTCCAGGCAATTGGCCACATCCTCGTCCTTGTCCTCCAGCTCGCGGTAGTAGGCCATCGTCTCCGGCTGGTTGTACATCATCGCCGCCCAGATCGCCGTGGGATTGCGCGTGCCGCCAAAGGCCAGAGTGTTGCGGTAGAGCGAGATCTGCGCGAGGTAGGAGCTGGACGCCGGAATCATCTCGCCCTTGGGCGGCAGCGGCGGAACGGCGGGAATCTTTTCGTCGGCCATCAGAGGTACCCCTTCATTTGCGAATAAGACGTGGGCGTGTCCGGAGTCTGAACCCCGGAGAGCAGGCATGCGCCGCCGTCTCCAGCCAGGTCCGCCAGCGCCTTGGCCCAGAAAGCATCAGCATGGGCAAAGAGCTTCTTCTTCACGCCGCCAGCCACGGCCGTGTCCACCTCGATGCGCGGCGCGTCGAAGGTGACGCCGCTGGGCGTCGCCTGGCGCTTGATGGCCTGGAGTTCGGCGCGAATCTGCAGATCGTAGGGAAGGCGGCTGCGCTGCTGCTCCAGGCGCTTCTTGATGCGGATGGCCAGGTCGGTCTTCATCTTCACGCCATCATCGTTCGAACCGCCGAAGCTGACGCCCATCAACCGGCCCTCGTTCTCCAGATTCAGCAAGTCGAAGAGGCCCACGCCCATGCCCGTCTTGTCGATGGCACTCCGCGAAGTCATGCGCACAATCGGATTCAGCCTTTTGCACTGTTCGGGGAAGCTCATGGCGTGCAGCTTGATGACCGCGCGGGTCCAGGCCACGTCGCCAATCTTCTCGTCGAGCCAGAGGCAGGTGGCGTCGTGATCCCGGCCCACATCGATGCCGCTGTAGAGTGATCCGCGCGGGTGGAAGTCGGGAGGAAGATCGATCGTCGCCCCAGCATCTTCGCAGGCCGAGATCAGGTCCAGCGTCAGCCAGGCCCCGGTGGACTTGAGGAAGATACAGCAGAACTCCTGATTCCAGGTGTCGTCGTCGTTCAGGCCGCGGCGCATCTCCTCGATGTTGATCGGACAGCCCTCGGCCACGGCCAGGTGCACATCCACCCAATGGCCGCTCCAGCCGTCCACCTTCACCGGCAATTGCGATGGCGCCACGCCCAGGTCGAGCCCGAGCTGGCGGGCGATGTCGTGGAACTTGCCCTGTTCGCCGTTGGGCGTCGAGAGCACGCGCAGTTTGTGCCCCAGCGCCACCTGGCGGAAGACGGCCGCGAAGATCGCGTAGCTGTCTTCGTGATGCGCGAACTCGTCAAGAATGGCGTTGCCGGGGTAGCCGCGCGCCGTGCGCGGGTTGGCGGGCAGAGCGATGATGCGGCTGCCATTGGGGAAGGTGATGCGCTGCTGAATACCCTCGATGCGCCCGAAAACGTCGATGAAGTCTTCGTCGGCGTACATCCGGGCCGTGCCACCCATCAGCTCCAGGTTCTTCTGGCAGGTCTCAATGAACTCGGTAGACTGCGCCTTCGAGGCGCTGAGCACCGTCCAGGTGGCGTTGGCGTGTTCCAGGCAATCGAAGATCGCCTCCAGGCCGGTGGCGTAGCTGAAGCCGATGCGGGCCGATTTCACGGCGCACTTGAAGCGGGTGTGATCGTCCACCCAGCGCTGCTGGTAAGGGCGAAGCTGAATGACGGGAGGAAGTTTGATTTCAGGCATGAGGAGCCGCCGGATTCTCGACCGGCGGCAGCCCGAAGACCCTCTCACGCAGGCGGTTGATGTCGGCGACGGTCAGTTCGCCCTTTTGCAGCTTCTTGGCCGCGCCCTCGGTTTCGGCTTCCAGCTTCTGGCGTTGGAGAGTCTCGCGCTCTTCCAGCACGCGCAGCTTGCGCGCATCCACTTCCACGCGCTTGGCTTGCAGCTCCACTCTCTGCAAACGCGACATGGTGAGCGAAAGCAGGTTCAGGCCCTCCAGGAACTTCGCCTGGTCGCCCGGCCCTACCTTCTGCATCAGCGTGAAGACCTGGTCGCGCATGGCGTTCATCACGGCCGCGTTGGACTCGGGCAGATCATTCCCGGCGAAAGCCCCGGCCCATTCGCGAGCCTTGGCGCTTTCCGCCAGCACTTGAGCTCGCACCTGGGCCACGCGCAGGTCAAACCAGCGCTGCAGTGTGGATTTGGCCAGGCGCAGATCCGGGAAGAGATCCAGGCTGCCGGTATCCACCAGCTCCCAGTCGATGAAGCCCCCTCCGTCTTTTTCCCATTCGGCGCTGTAAGGCCTGGCCGATTGCTCCGAAATCTCCACCCAGGTCCGTCCCCGGTCATAGAGCTGCTTGATCGCATCCTGCGCAGACTGCGGCAGGCGGTCGATCTTGAGCGGCTGCTTGGACTTCCGCGCTTCTCCGGTTTTGGGTCTGGGTTTGGTCATCGTCTCTCGGGCCTAGTTGAAAAGCACGTCGTCGTTGGAGCGGCCCGCGGTGACAAAGCGCAGCCCGGTGGCCGTGAGCGCGAGCTGGCTCAGCTCCACGCGGCCGGTGAATTCGTTGGTGGCCCGCTTGAAATCGAGGTAATCGAGCACCGCGAGATCCTGGAGCAGGGTGAGCACCTGGTCGCGGCCCAGCGTCTGCCCCATCTTCTGCAGCACGGCCCACACCTCGAAGTCATCCATCCGCGAAAGCTGGTTTTCGTGCCCCTCCCTCACCAGCTTCAGGATGATGCCTCTGCGCCGCCTCGCCTGAATCAGCCTACGATCCGCTTCCATCGCGTCTTCCTCCATCGGCGCTGCCCAGACTCATCCGGATAGCGTTTACTGACCTCGTCAAATCCTGCAAAGTCTCATCCTGCCGATCAAACCGCTCATACATGCCCGGAAATTCCTGCGCCGCGTAGATGGCCAGCCGCTCCACCTGCTCGGCCTGGCGGCTGCCGTGATCGGCCAGCCGGGTCAGCGCATCCGCCGTCCGCCCGCTCGCCTCGGCGCTCGAATGCACCCCGCTGGCCACCAGGCTGAAACTCTCCCGGACGGTCGCGGTCATGCCTTCCAGGAACTTGCCGACCACAAACAGGGCCACGATGGCGATCAGAAAGGCCGGCCCCCAGCCTTGCAGCAGCGCGAAAGCCCGGTCCGGCTGGCTGGTCATGATGTTGTAGGCCCCCAGAACGATAGCCGCCCCGCTGGCCCCGCCCATCACGATGCCTATATGCCGGAGCCAGCCAAACCGGAACCCCGCCTCGACTCCCACTTTCGGCACCGAAACCCCGCTCAAGTCCAATGTCGTCACTCTGCCCTCTCGCCTCAAGTCCTGAACGGGCCGACGTGGAAGAATAAAGCCCCTACACGCCCCCGATTCCGTTTCCAGGTACATCCGAGCCTTCCAGCCGTCCGCGACGCCCCAGAGGCCCTTAAAACGCATCTTCGCCTTTTCTCCGCCTTACGAGCCCAGAACCGCCCAGGCGAAACAGGGATTCCGGCCGCCCCGGCCTCCACAACTGGCCAGCCAGACAGCCAGGGCGAAGAACAGCGCCAGCCAGAGCCAGGGCAGAAGCTGCGATCTCCGAATTCTCCCCATCGTCAGACCCTCCATCAGCAAGCCCTGGACAGAAGGCAGCCGAGCGAGACGCCGACCTTGGTCCCGTCAAACATCGTTGCCCCCGCCTTCCTCCACCACGGCTTGGGAGTGAAGTACAGCTTGGTCAAATCGTCAGCCACCCGCTTGCCGTCGCCGGTCATGCCCTGCATATTTTCCGTGGTCCCGGCCAAAGCCAGGCTCAGCCGGTCCACGTTGTTAATGGTCCGGTGAATGCTTTGGTCCTTGAGCAGGGCGTCCAGGTCGTAACCACTGGCCGTGTAGGCTGCCAGCAGCGGTTGCGCGGCGGCGATGGCGCGTTCCCCTTCGCCCAGGGTGTCGGTGGCAGCGTTGAGCGTCTCTGTGGCTGCGTTGGCCGTTCTTGTGAGCGCGTCGGAAGTCTTTCCGAGCGAGTTGACTGTCCCCTGCAAGGCAATCTGTGTGTTGTGCAAGTCAGTAGAGACAGCGCCGTTTTTCTTTGCTGCTGCCTCAACCTGCCCCAAAGTGCCGCGCAGCGTATTCAGAGTGATGGAAGACTGAGCCAGCAGCCCGCAGTCTTTTGCGTTATCCACGGTAAGGAGCTGGCCTTTGATTGGCGTACAGGGCCGGTTAACGTTGGCCAGCGTGGCCGTCACGCCCAGAACCGTTTGCCTCGTAGTGACTTGGGTCTGGTGAGAATCCCAAGCGAAAAACGCAGCACTGCCGGCAACCGCCAAAAGGCAAACTGCCCCGGCGATACGCTCGGCGATTTGGGCTTTCACGTCCAGATTCATCATGGCCTCAAACTTCCATCGGCTTGAATTCGATAAGCCAGGCTCTGCCAGTCCTCATGCGTCTTCGCGGCTTCAATCAGCCGCCACAGAAAGCCCGTGTGGGGATCGACCGCACCATACTTTTCCCAGCTCTTCGCGAATGCCCGCTTGACTCGCTCTTCCTCGTCCATCTCGGCCTCAAAAAGCGGGCGGATGCCCCGTTAAAGCATCCGCCAGGGGGTGGGGAACTTTGCGTCCGCGGCAAACGGCTTGGTTGAGCCGTTTGCCGCATATTAGGCGGGGACGGGGCTCGTGCCGACGCTTGCCTTGCTCGTGCTGGCCGC